AGAGTATTGACCATTTAGAACGTCGTTGGGATGAGATTATCCAGCTTTGTGAAATGTTTAAAGCAAGAGCTTATATCCATGTACAGAAGCAGAATCATTTTGATGTTTCATTAAATATGATGGTTGCATTGGCTCAAAGAATTCAAGATGGTAATACTAACCAAAAAGGATTATTTGACTCTGTTGTTGGTCAAATCAAAACTCAAGAGAAGAGATGGATTATTGATGTTGATGATATGAAAGAAGCAAGTCCATTGATGATGGCTTATATTGAATATGATTGTGCACCAATTACTAAAGTTAAATTTGACAAGGCTGGATTACCGGATGGATATGAAGTTGGACCAAAGATTGAGGCAATTATTCCAACTAAAAGTGGACATCATTTAATTACTAAGAAGTTTGATGTTATGAAATTCAAACAAAAATATCCAGATTTAGATATTCAAAAGAAGAATCCAACTTTATTGTATTACCCTAATAGTTTAGAATCATGAAAGATTTAATTGAAGCGCTAACCATACTAGCAAAATATATGGACCCAGAACAAAAATGGCCGACTCACTGTGAACATGATGTTCTTTATGTTTGCCATATTGAGGAAGAAGATGTATCTGCAGAAGATATTGCAAGATTGGATGAACTTGGTTTCTTTCCAGGTGATGAAGGCGGATTCCAATCTTTTAGATTCGGAAGTTGTTAATAACTTTTTGAAAATAATTGTAAAAAAGTTTTCGGGTTTGAAAAATTATGTTTATATTTACATATCAAATTAAAACAAATGAAAATAGTAGTAGAAAAAGGACAAAGAGTTTACTTTACAAGTGATACACATTACAACCATACAAATATTTGTCGTGGAGTTTCAACATGGGATGGATCTAGAGGTACTCGGGATTTCAATACCTTACACCAGATGAACTCTGTTCTAGTTAATGGTATTAACAGTATTGTCGGAGAGAATGACATATTGATTCACTTAGGTGATTGGAGCTTTGGTGGTATTGATTCTATTGCAGAATTTAGAAACCAAATTGTTTGTAAAAATGTTCACTTGGTTTTAGGAAACCATGACCATCATATTGCTAATAACAAAGATGATGTTCAGGATCTTTTCTCAAGCGTTCACCAATATTGTTACTTAACAATTGTTGAACAAGCAATCTCTAAAGGTCTTCCAGCTCAAAAACACAGATTTATTTTGAGTCACTTTCCAATCGCAAGTTGGCAAGATATGGGCCAAGGAGTAATGCACTTACATGGTCACGTTCACTTACCAAAAGGACAAAGAGTTGGACCTGGTAAAATGATGGATGTTGGTGTTGATGGAAATGATTTAACTCCATTACCATTAAGTGAAGTACTTGCAATCATGAGAAAACAGCCGATCAAATCAATGTTTAAATTCAAAGACCACCATGAAGATCAGAATTAATAATATCGAATGTAGAAAATACACATCAACTAAAGTTGACGAGGTGTTTTATGAAATTATCAAATGGTCGGAAAATCCATACTTCAGTAAGGAACAAGAATACAGAGATAATGGTTATGTTGATAGCTTTGGTGGAGACTTTTTACAAAAAGAAGGACATTCAATTCAAAAGACATTTTTCCAGAGTCGAGAAACTTGTATTATGATTGCATCTTTACATCTAAATAGACGGGAGCCCGATATTAATTTAAAGAGTGTTGGCTCTCGACTATTAGATTTAAGTAAAAAAGATCGAGATGATTTGTTTCTAGTTTACACAATTGCAAACCCAAAGATTTATAAAAAACATTTTAAAAATGACTAAAAAATTATACATAGTACGTGGACTTCCAGGATCTGGAAAATCTACATTTGCCGAAGCCTTAGTTGGATCAGACTTTTTAGTTTGTGAAGCTGATAAGTATTTCATGGTTGATGGAGAATACAAATTCGATGCAACTAAATTGAAACAAGCACATGAGTCTTGCCGAAACATGGTCGAAACTTATATGAAAGATTCTCTTGTTAATGACCAATTCTACCGTGAAATTGCAGTTTCAAACACATTCACACAAGAATGGGAAATGCAAGCATACTTAGACTTAGCCAAACAATATGGTTATATGGTCTTTACTGTAATTGTAGAAAATAGACATGGTGGAGTTAACCAACATGGAGTTCCAGATGAAGTATTAACTAAAATGAGAGATCGTTTTGAAATCAAATTATAATGAAACTATATACTGCTGATCAAGTTAAAGAACTATTACAAGTTCAAAGAGGTAATTGTTATGTTGCAGTTCTTTCAGCAACAAAGGACAAAGAGATTGCATCGATTGCATCTCAAGCTCCACTTCCTAGAGGAGATGATTTTGACAGGTATTATGGTATTGATGTTGGATCTTTATTAAAAGAAGATTTAGAAGACAAAGAAATGCAAGAAAATTATGATCGTTTTAAAAGAAGTAGAGAATCTGCAAAGACATCTTATAATACATGTGTTCCAACCTTAAATTCAATGATTAACAAAATAGTTAATCTTAAAGAATTGATAGTTTCATTAGCAGTACAGGGCCTTCCAACTGAAAAAGCAGTAAAAAGACTTGCTAAACTTGATGATAGTTTTACTAAACTTTCAGAAAAAGCAGATCAGTATAAAGCTGAAATGGACAAACAGGATACTCTGATTAAGAACTATAAAGATTGGAATGAGCGTAAATTGTTTATGCATTGGAAATATCTAACACTCTTAAAGGTCACAGATCAACCTTGGTTAGAATTTAAGAAACAATATGAAGACATAATCATATAAAGACTGTAAAATTAACTAAAGCAAAAAGCTCGTACTGACTCTTAACTGAGAGGTACATGTATACTAGAAGGCTGGTGAAGCTCCAGAAAGTTAATTTTATTTATAGTCAGGTGGGTGTAATGCGGGATGGTGCCCAAACCCCCAGAGCTAGTGGTTCCCGACACTTGGGGATTCCATTAGAAGTAAGGTCGCTTATCCGGTTCGAGTCCGGCCCTGACTACTAAAATAATTTGAAAATAATTGAACAAATATTTTTTTATGTCGATTATTTTGTTTATATTTACATATCATTAAAGAAATAGAAATGGAAAATCAAAATTCAGTTTGCTACGTAGCAACAATTAACGAAATTAAACCTATTGAAGGTGCAGACAACATTGAATTGGCAATTGTTGGAGGATGGAATGCAATCACTAAAAAAGGAGAGTATAAAGCAGACGATTTAATTGTTATTGCAACTACCGATGCTGTGATTCCTCAAATATTATCAGATGATATGGAGGTAACTGGTTATCTTCGTAAAGGACAAAGAGTACGTACTGTAAAGTTACGTGGTGTTTACTCTGAATGTTTATTAATTCCATTGAAGCATATTCCATTCATGGAGAATTACTATGATGGAAAAGATATGATGTCTGCGATGGACATTTACAAATATGAACCGCCAGTTAAACAAGTTCAATTAGCTTCTGGTAAAAAGATTCGTTACCAAGATAACCCAAACTTCCATGTTTACTACAAGTTTCCAAACTTGAAGAATGTAGCTGGAATGTTTACTGAAGAGGATACGGTCGAAATTACTCGTAAGATCCACGGCACAAATGCACGCTATGGAATTGTTAAGAAAACTAAATTAACATTCTGGGACAAGGTTAAGAAATTCTTTGGTTTGGCCGATAAATGGATTGGTTATGAATTCGTAGTCGGTTCTCATAACGTTGAGAAAGGTTCTGACTCTCAAGGTTTCTATGATACTAATGTTTGGTATCAAATTGCTGACAAGTATGAAATCAAAAAGAAGTTATGGGAATATGTTAAGAGTGTTGCAATGGAACCAGAAATCGGAGATGGAATCACAATCTACGGAGAAATCTACGGAGCAGGAATTCAAAAGAATTACGAATATGGTTTAAAGGATATTGAATTTGTAGGATTTGATGTTAAAGAGAATGGAGAATACTTAAGTCCAATCAATTCTAAATTGATGATTAAAGATATTTTAGAATTGCCTTATGTGGAAATCTTACATTTTGGAAACTGGTCTCAGGAAGTACAAGACAAGTATGTATTTAATAACTTCATTCCAGGAACTAAAGTACCAGAAGAGGGAATTGTAATTAAATACCATACTGGCGAAAGAAACAAAGTAGCTAAAGTTATCAATCCAGATTACTTAATCTATGGAGAGAAACATAACGTTGGAGATTCTCACTAATGAAGCAAGTTGCCTACAATATAGGATATAAAGGAGTTGGGTCAGGAATACTGACCCAATATCCTGAAATTTGGGATTGCGATTTTCCTACCTTTGCTAAAAAAATTAGAAAGAAAGGAAATATCAAACAACTTTTTAAATGGGCTAAAGATTGTCACGTTCCACCATCTACATTGACATTAAATCTTACCATTTGGTATGAAACAGAATATTGGCAATACACTATTAAAATGATTAATGTTCGAGAATACAGAAAACATTGGGAGCAAGTATACAAAAAAGAATGGAAACAAATCTAATATTTTTGATATAATAATTTTAAAATAAAATAAATGGGATTAGATATTTATGCAGTAAGCAGAGTTGCAAGGGTTACAACACCCGAAAGCACTGATGATGGTATCAATGTTTGGCAAGATGGTTTTGACCGAATTGATGGCTTGGAAGTTGGAATTTATCAGCCAACTTCAAAATCTGAAGAACATGAATTCAGAGCAGGTACATACACTCATTATAATTGGTGGCGTCGTAATTTATCTATGATGATATATGGTCAATCTTCTGAAGTTGTTTGGGAGAACAAGGATTCATTCGAAGGACGTCCATTCTATGAACTAATAGATTTTTCAGACTGTGAAGGTGTTTTTGGACCTGAAGTTAGTGAAAAACTATTCAACGATTTTGAAACAAATCGACCAAACATGATTAAATATTGTCTTGATAATTTTATTAATGACGATGAAACGTATGATGATGTTATGGAAACCTATGATGATTTCACAAAAGCATTTAAATTAGCCTCTAATGATGGCTTAGTATTATTTACATAAACAAATATAAAATGGATCAAAGTAAAGTATTTACCACAATCGGAATGGCATTAGTAACAGTTGTTATTGCTGCAATCGTAATGGCATGGCCAACACAATTATTATGGAATGAATGTTTAGTTCCTGCAGTAGATGGAACTCATGAAATTGGTTTTTGGCAAGCCCTAGGAATCAATATCTTATTTCACTTGTTATTCAAAAGTACTAATTCAGTAAAATCATCAAAATAATGGCTGGTTTATTCGATTTATTAGACACTTTGGTTGCAGATGAATTAGGAGTTGATGAAAAAACTTACATTAAGATAATTGAGCAAGATTGCACACATTGGGAATCAACTTTCATAATTAATGCAATGTTTGAAGAAGATAACCCAACTAGAAAAGAAAAAGCCAGAAAATTATTCAACAGCTATGTCAAAGACAAAATATCGTAAGATAGTAAAGGAATGGAATGAAGCAACAACTAAAGAAATTCTTGAAGGTGTCCGCGATAATTTTATTTTTGGTTTTCTGGGCGCCATACTTGTGGTTTTTATTTCAACTCGTACTGACATTGCTGTTTTATTCGGCTATTTAATATACTACTCATACATGGGTAGAATTGTTAATCGACCGAAATATGTAACAGATCTTGGTAAATTAATTGTCTTTCCAATTCCTTCTGCAATTGGAGCTTTTACTGGATATAAATTATCTTTAACAATTATCACATATTTAAATACTTTATAAAATGGTACAATTTTTCTTTATTATGGTTATTATCTTAGGTATCTTTTCATTAGGATATTATATTGGCAAAAAAGACGCTCGCGAATAAAAATGAAAGAACTAACTTTAGAGCAAATAGATCGAATTATAGAAATGGCATGGGAGGATAGAACGCCTTTTGATGCTATTAAAGAACAGTTTGATTTAGGTGAAGATGGAGTTAAAGCGTTAATGAAGAAAGAGCTTAAATTTAGTAGTTATAAACTATGGAGGGAACGTGTTGAAAAATGTAAAACTAAACATGTTGCTAAAAGAAACGATGAGATTGATCGATTTAAGTCGACTTCACAAAAACAAATCACTAATAATAAAATATCAAAACGCTAATGAATAATTTAATCATAATAGCACATCCAAACAAAGAGTCTTTCTGTTACAATGGTATTTATAAAACCATTGAAAAAACTCTATTAGAAAACAATGAAACTGTCGAAGTATTAGATCTATACAATGACGATTACACAAGACCTAGAACTGATTTAATAAAATCATATAAAGAAAAAGTCACGTGGTCAGACAGAATCTATATAGTATCTCCAGTATGGTGGTTTAGATTAACACCAAGAATAGAAACATTTTTTGATGAAGTGTTTACACCAGGATTTGCATATAACTTTGTACCATTAACTAAATTATATGGCTATCCAAAACCGTTATTAAGCGACAAAAAAGTTAGGACTTATTTAACACATGGTGCCCCAGCTCTGCCAGTTCAAACCTTATATTTTAACTCTGTTAAACTAAGATTAGTTATGGGAGTTTACTCATTTGTCTTTGGTTGGTTTAAAACTAAAACACGACAATTCTGGAGCGTACCATTTGTTTCTCAAGAAAAAAGAGAATCCTATTTAAAAAGAGTAGAAAAAGATGTTAAAAGCGATTTAAAGAAATGAACAACATAGACAAACAATATCAAGACCTATTAAAAGACATTCTAAAAAATGGAATAGTTAAAAGCGATCGTACTGGAACTGGTACGATTTCCATTTTTGGTAGGCAAATTCGCCATAAAATGTCGGAAGGCTTTCCACTCTTGACAACCAAGAAAATGGCATTCAAATCAATGGTTACAGAGTTACTCTGGTTTTTACAGGGCGACACCAACATCAAATATCTTGTTGATAATGGTTGTAATATTTGGAACGGAGATGCTTATAAAGGATATGAAAAGGAATGCATCGCACATGGTGTAGATCCAATGACAATGGAACAATTTATCCAGGGAATTAAGAACTACAAAGATGATCGAGATTGGATTGAGAAGATTAAAACTCCAGCTACTCATTTTATTCCAGACCTAACAGGCTACCAACTCGGAGACTTAGGTCCAGTTTATGGTAAACAATGGAGAAAGTGGCAAGGTTGGATGCAATACAAAAATGATGATGGAAAAACTGGATTCGGATCTCTTTGGTTCGATCAAATACTCCGACTTATTGCAGACCTTGAACGGAATCCAGATTCTAGAAGATTAATGGTTAATGCTTGGAATGTTGCTGAAATTGATCAGATGACTCTACCACCTTGTCATTATGGATTTCAAGTTTATACAAGAGAGTTAACTTTAGAAGAAAGATTTAAATTAGCAGGAAATGAATATCCTCCAGGAGGTTTACCTAACCAAGCTATTCATTTTATGAATGAGAAAGGAATTCCAACTCGAGCAATTTCCTTAATGTGGAATCAACGTTCGGTCGATACGTTCTTAGGTCTTCCATTCAACATTGCTTCTTATGGTCTATTGTTATTAATGTTGGCAAAGAGAGTTAACATGGTTCCTGATGAATTGATTGGAAATCTTGGAGATACTCATCTCTATTCTAATCATCTTGAACAAGCTAAAGAACAAATTAGTCGTGAAGGATTCGAACTACCCCAAGTTGAATTAGATTTTGAGTATACATACTTTGACGGATATATTACTGAATTTGATAAAATTGATCGTAATTCTATTAAGTTGGTAAATTATAAGTCACAACCTGAAATAAAGGCTCCTCTTTCAAATTAATGAAAAAACTAATAATTTTATTATTGACCTTAGCAACACTATCAGGAAGGTCTCAAACCCTTCGTGATAGTGTTCAAATCAACAATAAATATTTTAAAATAGTTTATTCTGAAGTTCTAGAACAACCAAAAAAAGTAGAGTACATTGTACTCTGTCCGGATGGATCTGCACCCCGAACCGGAATGGAATTTTATACCATAAAAGGAGTTAAAACTTCTGACAATAACGATTATATTGACAATCAATGGGACAAAGGTCACATGGCACCTGCAGCATCCTTTAATTGTACCAAAGAAATGTTATTCACAACATTCTCCTACGCAAATTCAGCATTACAACATCAAGGTTTAAATCGCGGACCTTGGAAAATGTTAGAAATCCAAGAACGTAAACTAGCACTAACTAATAAAGTTTCAATTAAAATATTAATTGACTTCAATTCACCAATTCTAAGAGTACCTGGTGGTGCTGCAATACCGTCAGGCTTCTATAAAGAAATCAAATATGGTAATATCAAAAAATGTTACTATTTCTTAAATGTACAACCAGTCACTCGTGACATTGACTCTTTTACATGTAATTGTCGATAAATATTGACAATCTTAGAATAAGATATATAAATCTAATCATTAAATATATTTTATTATGTCATGTCAAATCCTTTTCCAAAAATATTAGAATGGGTACATAAACTAGCTTCAGACGAAAATGGTTCCCCATCTTCAAAAAGAGTAATTGGAATTTTAGCAAGTTTATCGCTAATATTTGTTTTAATTTACAGTAGCTTACATAAAAATGATATAGTTTTAAATGATACAATTATAAATGCAGTTGCATTACTTGCATTTGGTTGTCTTGGACTTTCCTCTGTCGATAAATTCACAGCACTTAAAAAACAAGTTAAGGAAGGAACTTCTAATAAAACAACAGAAGAAAATACACAGAATTAATTATGGCAAAAATTACTAAAATAGGCCAAAAAGGTCTAGACTTAATTAAATCATTTGAGGGACTTTACTTAAAGCCTTACTTGTGCCCGGCAAATGTACCAACTATTGGATATGGTAACACATTTTACGAGAATGGTAAAAAAGTTACTTTAAAAGATCCAGCAATTACAGAAGCACGTGCAATTGAATTGTTAATGTTTGAATTAGGAATGTACGAACAAAAAGTAGATGCATATTGCATAGATACAATTACACAAAATCAATTTGATGCACTTGTAAGTTTTTGTTATAATGCAGGTCCAGCAGCATTAAAATCAAGTACTTTATTAGTTAAAGTTAACAAGAACCCAAATGATCCAACAATTAAGGATGAATTTCTTAAATGGTGTAAGGCTGATGGATCTCATAACGGTAAAGATGATGATGGAGATGGAGTAATTGACGAAGCTGGTGAAAAACAAACCTTAAAAGGTTTATTTAATCGCAGAACAGCAGAAGCAAATTTATATTTTTCATAATGTCAGAGAATCAAACACCAGCACAAGGATTTGTAGAAGTATTTGTTAGCAAATTAAAAGAGCAATCATTTACCATTGTAATTATGCTAGGCGTAATTTGGTATCAAGGAGTAATGATGGAAGAGCGTGTAGCATATTGGCAAAAACTATATGAAGAACAAAAAACGTATATTCAGCAAACTGACAAAGAAGATAGACAAGATATGCAAGAACGTATTAAATATCTGCAAGACCAGCAAGACAAATATATGCAAGATGCGTTAGATGAATTAAAATCAAAATCAAAATAATATGGCTTTACCATGCCCTAATTGTCAAACTCCATTAGGAATAACATTAGATTTTATTGTTAAGAATCCTATGTCAGTTTGCCCAAATTGTCAAACTGTATTTAATTTTGCAGTAAGTGAAGAAATTATAGAAACCTTTAAAGAAGCTCTAAACGAGATTGAAGATATTAAAAGGCAGTACAGCGGTATGGTTAAATTTGGTTAAACACATTGATATATAATACAATAATACAAAAACAAAATAAACATTAAATTATGGCAGCAGATATTTCAGCTCAATTTACTGGTCTACCTATTGAAGACCTTATTGTTTCTCCGATTGTCGGTATGGCAAAAGGTCAAGCAAAATTAAATGATGTAACATGGAAGTACATCAATGAAGTAGCATTCACCAAAGACGAAAATGGTAAAAACGTTGCTCGTTCTTTAGACGTACAAATGCAAAGAGTTATGACAGATCCTACTGATGGATCTCAGTCAGTTAAAACTCTTTATTCTAAAGTTCCTATGTTACCTTTAGTTCCACTTCCAGCATTAGCAATCACATCTGCTGATATTGCTTTCACTATGGAAGTTAAAACATCAGAAGTTAACAAAGATTCTTCAGATACATCTGGTAGCTTTAGTGCAACCGCATCTGGCGGATTTTGGGGTATGAAATATTCAGCTACTATGTCAGGAAGCGTTGCAACTCACAAAGAGAACACAAGAAGCACTGATAATTCAGCTAAGTATGAAGTAAAAGTACACGCTGAGCAATTACCAGCAACTGAAGGTATGTTAAAACTTTCTGATTATCTAACTCAAATGTTAGAGCCATCATTAGTACCACCTTCAACAAATGCTAACGGTCCAGCATAATAATTATTTAAATTAATATTTTAAACCCGTTTGGAAACAAGCGGGTTTTTTTGTGTATAACCCTAAAATAATTAAGTCAAATGGCAAAATTAAATATTGAAGAACTTTTAGGTGGTCTTTTGGAAGCCGCAATGGTTGCCCAAGGAATCAGTGAAAAGCAACATATAAATTCATTGTCTAATTATTTTGATGATGGAGTTCCAAAGACGGTAGATTTTAAAATGGGAGATAAAACTATTACAGTTCCTCTCTATATTTTAGCAGATCATTCTTCAATTGGACTTAGCGAATTAGACATAGAATTTGAAGCACGGTTAGTTTTTGGAAATTCAGAAGATCAGGTTTCTCAAGTTAAAAGATCAATCTTAGGTCTATTTAAAAAGAAAGGTTATAAACATAATCTTGGTGGAATTGAAGTAGATTCAGGAGCTACAAGAACTAATAATTCTGGAATGGCAAAAATCAAAGTCAAATTTAAATCGGACGAAAAGCCTGAAGCCGTTAGTAGATTAGTTGATCAGTATATTCAAAAGATGATTGCATCTGATAATAAGCCTAGTTAGTAGTACATAACATGTAATATAATACTAAGTTCTTAAATATATAAAAGAAAACTTAGTAGAGCATTTATGTTTACGCCAAATCATTTACACCTTTTAGTTAAAGGTCATGTAAATAACCCACCTAAATCAGAAGAAGTTTTAAACCAATGGTTTAAAGAATTAGTTAACAAAGTAAGAATGGTAGTAGTTGCAGGTCCAACATCAGTTTATGTTGACGAACCTGGAAATGAAGGTATTACCGGAACCGTAACATTAGCAACTTCACATGCTGCAATCCATGTCTGGGATAAACAAGAACCAGCAATGTTTCAATTTGATATTTACTCATGCTCGTGTTTTGAAGTAGCAGAAGTTATTGAACACCTAAACAAATTTGAATTAACTGATTGCGAATGGATGTTCATCGATCGAAATGATGGACTTAAAGTTGTAGATTCAGGTAAGAACAACATGCTTAATTATTCAACCATCTAAAAATTGAATAAATAACTTAATAAAAATAAAATAAAACTATGCAAACAAAAAGAGAACACATCGAAAAAGCAGTAAAAGCAAAAGGATATGTTTGGTTTGAAGGTGCAAAAGATTTTGACTTGAATATTGTTGGAGTTAGAAATTCAGACACTGGAAATAAAGTAACCAACCTATTCGATGATATTATTACTGTTTCTTACAAAGAAAATGGAGAATGGAAATTCCATCAATGGGATGCTACAACTGATCCAGGAACAAAAGGAGTTAAAGAATTCCATAATGCTGCTGGAGTAGCTAGACTTGTTGAAGGTCAATATAGAGGTTCACATACAATCGGTTTACATCAAGGAAAATATGAAGCTCTTAAACAAGCAAAACCAGTTAAAGTTTACCGCGATGCTAATAAAGATATGACTTATGATGAGTCTAAAATCCAAGAAGGAGTATTTGGTATTAACATTCACCATGCTGGTGTAGATTCAACTTATGTTGAAAACTGGTCAGAAGGATGTCAAGTATTTAAACGTACTGCTGATTTTGATGCATTTATGGTATTAGTAAATAAAGCTGCTAAGATCCATGGTAAATCTTTTACTTATACTTTAATCGAATCTAACGATATCGTTTAAACTATTCTAAAAGACTTATATAATACCTATACAATTATTTTATGAGTGTCAAAGACAAATTAGACCAATTTCATTATCATGAAATGATGGATCGCCTCCATATAACTATGAGTAATATGAATGACCATCTTTTACAGCATCCAGTATGCAAATTAGAAAAGGATATTACCTCTAAGGTCGATGAAGCTTTGACACTCTTATACCAAGCTTACCAAGAAGCTGGAAAAATCTCACACGAAAGATTCGAATCCAATAAACAATCCTAGAAAACTCGATATAATTAGTATCGGCCAGTTAGTATAGCGGTTATTATAACGGTCTCTAAAACCGAGGAGAAGGGTTCGATTCCCTTACAGGCCACAAAATTAAGTGAATATATATTATTCTTAAACTCATTTTGAAACTAAATTTAAAATGAGTGTATAATTTAAACAAATGTACAACTAAACAAAAACAATGATTATGAAAAGAATCTAGAACTCCAAATTAGTCACAATTACTCGAAGGGATTTGAGTGATGG